GCGCAGGGCCACCACTCGTACAGGCCGGAACCTGATGCGGTCTCGATCTGCACGCCCGGGTAATACTGCACGCTGCCGTTCGTCGGCAGCTGCCAGGTGGTCGCTGCCGAGCCGCTAGTCGTGCCGACTTCGTACCATTCGCCGCGCATCCGCAGCGTGCCGAGCCGGTTGCAGTTGATCGTGGCCGATTCGTCGCCGACCAGTTCGATGAACCCGGCGACGTCCGCGCCCGTGGCGCTGGCACCAATGCCGGTCAGCGCGCCGGCGGAATAAGCCCCGCCCGACTGCTGCTTGACCGTGATGAACCCGGACGCCGGCATGGCCGCGCCGACCGCCGTCGGCGCCGCGTTCACGGCCGACTGCACCCGGATCAGCTTCCCGGTAATCGCCCCGCCGCTCTGCGTGATCGCGGTGTTGTACGCCGGCACGTTACCGCTGCCGGAGTTGTACGGGATCATCCGCACGGCCCGGGCGTCCACGTCGATCGTACCGCCCTTCGCGGCATTCACCGTCATCGAGCCGAGCGACAGACCCGCTCCGCCCGTCTGGCCGTAGCGCGTGTCCTGGTCGATCGTGAACGTGAACCCGTTCGTGTCGACCGTGTCGCCACCCGCCCGGGCCGATGCCGACCCCGAGGGCGACAGCGTGCCGAGCTGGTCAATGTTGCAGTCGGCAGTGATGACGTACGCGGTCACGGATCAGTGCCGGGGCAGGTCCCGGACTTCGGCGCGCAGCGAGCCGTCGGGGCCCTTGGTGGCCTCGATCACCTGCGGGCCGCGGGCCGGTGCGTGGAATTCGTTCTGTACCGTCACCTGCGGCGCGGCGATCTCGTTGACCACCGTCACCGGCGCTGGATCCGTGGCCGGCATCACCGCCTCGACCGTGACCTGAGTCTCGGGCAGGTGGTTGTGCACCGCCGGCTGGGCGACGTGCACGTTGTTGACGGCCGGCTCGACCGTCACAGCGCCCGTGGTCACGTAGACCTCCGGCGGCTTCTGTTCCGACAGGGCCTTGATCAGCTTGTCATTGCGGGCGTCTGCCGCCTCCCGTTCCTGAGCGGCGCGCTCGTCGGCCGCCTGCCGATCTTCCTCGGCGTCGAGCGTCGCGGCCTCGGCGGCCTTCGCCTTGTCGTCGATGCGCAGGCTGATCTCGAGCGCCTCGCGCTCGGCCTGGTCGCGCTGGATCTCGCGGTTGACCTGGTCGGGGTTGTCGCCGCGGCCGCGGATGATCCGCGAGCGGCTGGTGTACCCGCGATCTTCGGCCATGCCGGCGGCCTCGACTTCCTTGACCGGGTCGATCCAGGGCATCGGCGGCGCGGTGTGGCTCGCGTCGTAGATCGTGGTCACGTCCACGCCGGTCAGGCTCAGCGCGTTGGTCGCGCGAATCGCGTCGATGAACCCGTCCCACACCGGCTGACAGACGCGGAAGATCAGCTGCGCCGACAGCGTGCGGTAGTGCTGGTACTGCTCCACCAGCTCCTGCCGCTGCGCGGAGTACGTGCCGTTGTAGTTCTTCGACAGGCTCGAGAACGACGCGCCCAGGCCACCGGCGGCCGAGCGCAGCTGCGCATCCCGGAACGGGATCAGCGCATTGTTCGGGCGGTTGCTCGCGATCGAGCCGACCTTCTCGCCGGGCAGCAGGTCGTCGAACACCATGCCCGGCACGAACTCCATCGTGCGCAGCGCCGGCGTGCCGTCCGGGTTCGTGCGGTTCTCGCCGGGGTCGTACATGTCCGGCGTGCCCTTCTCGATGAACGCCGACATCGCCGCTGCCACGCGGGCCGCGACGCGCTCGGACTCGTCGATTTCCTTGATGTCGTCGAGGCGGTTGATCACGCTCGCGAACTGCGACACGCCGCGCAGCTGGTGCAGGCGCTTCGCGAGTTTCACGTGGATCATCCGGTCGGCGCTCACGCGCTTCACGTCCGAGGCCGACAGCACGGTCGACTCGTCGCCGGGGTGGTTCTTGTACACCCAGTACGCGCGGGGCTGACCCCAGGCATTGACCTCGACGCCCTGGCTGATGCCGCGGGCGCGGTCCTCGAGATCGAACGGCACGAAGTCGGGCTCGAGCACCTCGAGCGAGTACGGCAGCACGGTGTTGTGGTCGAGGCCGGCCACGGCGCCGATCAGCCGCTGCCCGAACGCTTCGCCGTCGCGGATCCATGTACGGCACACCAGACGCTGCAGCGAGTAGTAGTCGTGCTGGCGCGTGACCTCGGGCGAGTGGATCCAGTCGTCCCAGAGCTTGAGCAGCGCCCGGTTGAACTCCTCGGCCGGCTCGCCGCTCGTGAGCATCACCTGCGGCTCCGGGATGATCCCGGCGCCGACGACGTTGGCGCAGATCACGTCGAGCGCGCCCGACGCGATGTCGAGGTTCTGCTCGAGGTAGCGCGCCGCGGTGCGCAGGTTGATGGCGCCGCGCTTGGTCTGTGCGTTGGCCGAGCCCTTGTCCTTGCGTTCTCGGCGGGTCCGGCTCGGCTCGGCGGCCTCGTACAGCGCGAGCGCGCGGCGGGCCTGTGCCCGCTGCAGCGCCCAGCGCGGCGAGACGCGCGCGATGACGAACCGATCCAGCCAGTTCACTGCGGGCTCCTGAACGATGCGCCGACGTAGCCGTGGCGCGAGCGGCCGGCGGCCCGGCGCTGCAGGTCGCTGACCATGCGCACCCAGTAGTTCAGCTGCTCGAGGAACTCCGCCGACGTGGCGAAGGTCGTCGTGCGGCCATTGATCGTGATGGAGCGCAGGTTGCCGGACGATTGCGCGGCCAGCATGGCGGCCAGCTGTGCCTGCGCCTGCTCGAGTGTGATCGCGGTGCTCATCGTCGGAACCAGCTTCCTCGCCTTGGGGGCGTTACCCAGCCGCCGCGCCGCGCCGCCGGTGTCGGCGAACGCGGCTCAGGGGCCGGGTCGTTGTTGGGTGGCTCAGCCGTCGGGGCCTGGCCGGGCTGCTCGCGCTGCACCACCGGGCCGCGCGGTGCGCCGGCACGACGCCGCAGCAGCTCGGCGCCGCCGCGACTCTGCAGCGCGCAGTACGCATAGACCGTGGTGTCGAGGCCTTCCTGGCGGATGCCGGTCTGCCGCGGCCGCCACAGTCGCACCCGCCGGCCCTGCGAGACGCGGTACACCACCGTCTCGCTGGTCAGCTGTTCGAACCATTCCTCGGTCGTCGTCGCATCGAAATGCAGGTAGCCGGGGCCCGGCGCCGGAACTTTTTTCAGCCGGCCGTACAGCACGTCTTTGACGGTGTCGACGCCGACCGAATACACGTAGCCGCGCTTGACCTTGGACGCCTTCTTCGGCCACACCAGCCGGCCCTGGCCGCCGACGCCCTTGATCGCGTAGACCCGCCGCGCCTTGCGCTTCGCGCAGTACTCGTAGACCTGCTGCGTGAAGTGGCCACCGCTGTCGATCGCGGTCGCCTCGATCGTCAACTGCCGGCCGTCGTCGGTCGGGTAGTGGCGCTCGAGCAGTGTGTCGTGTTCCTTCCACAGCGCCTGGCCGCCGGGGTCGCCCTTCAGGACCACGTGTTCGACGCGCCAGGCTTCCTCGTCGACGCCCCAGGCCCAGACGGTGCACTCGAGCCGGTCGTCCTGCACGTCGGTGCCGAGCGTCAGCAGCAGGCACCCGGGCGGCAGGCTCGCGGCGGTGTAGCTCTCCGCGCGCTCGAGCAGCGACTTCGCGTCGAGCGTCTCGCCGGCGTCTTCCCAGGTCTCGCCGAGCGACGTGTTGATCCACGACTGCAGGGTCTCGGGCAGGCGCTTGGCCTTCACGAACCCCGCGGCCATTTCACCCCACGAGCTCCACGGTGAGTAGATCTCGCTGATGTGGAATCCGGCGATGCCGTCGAACGGTTTCGCCGAGCGCCACTCGCCGCGTCCACGACGTATCTCGAGCGAGACGACGTCGACGTATTCGCGAGGTCCGAGCTGCAGTAAGGCTAGGCGAGCGTCGAGATCCTCGCCGATCCTGAGCTCGAGTCGGCCGATCACGTCGTAACCGAGCATCCACGCCTTACCGGCCTCGTCGATCTCAGCGCCGCAGTGCGGGCAGACGTAGGTCGCCTCGTCGGGCCGGCCCTCGGGCCACTGCACCTGCGCCCACACCAGCCGCTGCATCTCGTCGCAGTGCGGGCACGGGACGAAGTAGTACCGCTGGTCCGACTGCTCGAAGCCCACCTCGATGCGCGAGGAGCCCTTGATGGTCGGAGTGGATCCGGCGAGCACCTTGCGATTCCAGAAGGTTCGAGTGCGCTTCACACCCAGGCTGATCGGATCACCCTCGGCGCCGGCACTGGTCGGGAAACGGTCGACCTCGTCGAACATCACGACACGGATCGGGCGCGAGGCCAGACCCGCGGGCGAGTTGGCACCGGCAATCGTCAGCCGGCCGCCGGTGAATGACTTGTGCAGCAGCGTGTTGCCGCTGTCGCGCGCCTTGGCGTCGGCGATCTTGCCGCGCAGCGCCGGCGTGTCCCGGATCATCGGCGCCAGGCGATCCTTCGACCACGCCTCGGCCATCTCGAGCGTCGGCTGCACCAGCAGCACGGGCGCCGGGTCCTGGTCGACGTGGTAGCCGATCGTGTTGTTGATGATCTCGGTCCAGCCCACCTGGGCGGACTTCATCACCCAGACCTCTTTCACGGCCGGATCGGAGATCGCGTCCATGATGCCCCGCTGAAACGGGGCGCGGTCAGTCGTCCACTGCCCGGGCTCGGCGGCGCTTTCGCTCGACAGCCTTCTTTCGCGGTCGGCCCACTGGCTGACGGTCAGGCTCGGCGGCGGGCTCCACGAGTGCGACACCCGGCGGATCGAGCGCGGCAGGTCCGCCAGCTGGCGGGGCGTAGTCGGCGAGCTCGGCGAGCATCGCGTGGATTTCTGCGCGGATGGCCGCGGCGACGAGGCTTGCATCTCCAATGTTCACCAGTCGCGGCGACAGTTTCGTGGGCAGGGCCAGCGCCTTGGCGCGGGCGTTGGCGATGCAGTCGGTCCAGAACTTCTCGACCTCCGCCATGTCGGCCAGCTCGCCGCGGCGGACGGCGTTCTCGTTTTCGACCTTCTCGGCCTGCGCCGCCGCCAGTCGCTGCCGCTGGTCGTCGAATTCGTCCGAATTGCCCCGCAGCTTGGCCACGTAGTAGGCGACCAGCGCCGGCCCGGGATACGTCCCGTCCGGGTTCCTGGGCGCATCCGCCCAGTCCCTGAGCGTGCGCGGGGCCACCGAGAGCAGCGTCGCCGCTTGCGTCTGGCTCAATCCTTGGATCATTCGGCCATCCGGCAGGCGGCTATAGGCGCCCTGGAGC